GATTTAGTTGGGGTTCCTCTGATGTATCGCTTATAGAGGAGACAAAGATGAACAGACCTCACCCCCCAGTGACCCTAGAGCTCCTACAGTACCTAGAGTCCCTATACCCCGATCAAGTCCCCAGAGACCCCTCAGCCTCCTTAGCCTACTACCAAGGACAGCAGCAGGTCTTAGATAAACTACGGGACATGAACATTAACCCAGACAACCAAATTTAAGAGAGACACGCTATGTGTATGTCAACACCTAAAGCAGCACCCATCCCGAAGAAAGCCCCAGCCCCAGCAGCTGCTCCAGATGCTTTGGCTACACCTGACGCTGGTGACCCATCTTCCAAAGTTAAGAAGAAAGCTAAGGGTTCTAAGAAACTACGTAGAGGTTCTAGTGGCCTCCAGATTAAAGGATCAGGCTCTACAGGAACTAATATCAACTCATAGGATAAACCATGTCACAAAGCCAATCAGAGGTGGCTAAGTTATACTTCAAGCTCGAAGCAGATAGGCTTATATACCTAGATCGAGCTAGACAGGCTTCCCTCCTCACTATACCCTCTATATTTCCTCCCGAAGGTAGCTCATCAGCTACGGACTTCGTAACTCCCTATCAGTCAGTTGGTGCAAGAGGTGTTAATAACCTAGCATCTAAACTGCTCCTCACCTTACTCCCCACGAACAACTCCTTCTTCCAACTCACAATAGACGACTTTGACCTAGCGGCCATCGACTCAGAAGCTGAGCGTGGTAAGGTTGAAGAAGGGTTAGCCCGTATTGAGCGTAGTGCTCAGCAGGAGATAGACGCGAGGGCTTTACGTGTACCAACCTTTGAGGCCGTCAAACATTTACTTATCAGTGGTAACAGTCTTCTGTACATGCCGAAGAAAGGTGCACTGAAAGTATACAAACTAAACCAGTATGTAGTAGACCGCTCCACCAGTGGCGAGATCAATAAAATAATTATAAAAGAGACCGCCCTTCTAGAATCACTTCCTGATTCGATCCGTACTCAAGTCCTTGAGAATGGCGATATTCCCATAGAGTCCAACGAACCAAACAGTAACCCAGAAGTAACTGTGTTCACCTGCATCCGCAGGGAAGGTAAGAAGTTCGTAGCTCATCAGGAAGTTGAAGGTGTTGTTCTCCCCAACAGCGAGAGCATCTACCCTGAAGAACGTATGCCATACTTAGCCCTACGCTTTAATGCCGTAGATGGTGAGCACTATGGACGTGGTTTCATTGAGGAATACTACGGAGACCTTAACTCCCTAGAGATCCTGACGAAAGCCATCGTACAAGGCAGTGCCGCAGCAGCTAAGGTGTTGTTCTTGGTGAACCCTAACGGTACTACGAAGAAACGGACGATTGCTAACTCACCCAACGGTGCAATAGAAGACGGTAACGCACAAGATGTATCAGTCCTACAGATGGAGAAGTTTAATGACTTCCGCATAGCGCAAGAGACTGCTTCCCAAATAACCGAGCGACTATCGTTCGCGTTCTTACTAAACAGTGCTGTTCAGCGCAATGCTGAGCGTGTCACGGCTGAAGAGATTCGGTTCATGGCGCAGGAGCTAGAGGCTGCCTTAGGTGGTGTGTACTCTACCCTATCACAAGAATTCCAACTCCCCCTCGTAGAAATACTCCTGAAGAAAATGGAAGATTCTAAGAAGATGCCTAGGTTTCCTAAAGGTGTCCTGAAGCCTAAGATTATGACAGGCTTGGGCGCATTAGGTCGATCTCAGGATCTGGGTAAGTTGATGCAATTCGTAGAGATGGCTAAAGTCCTAGCAGACCCAGCTATCTCTGGAGAAATAAACGTTGGAGATGCTCTATCTAGAGTTGCTTCCTCTTTGGACATGGACACTCAAGGCTTAATTAAGTCAGATGAGCAGAAGGCTGAAGAACAGGCAGCAGAACAGGAGCAGATGCAACAGATGCAGCAAGCAGATATGGCTGGTAAAGCTGTAGCCCCTGCTATCAATGCTATGTCTAAACAACAACAAGGTGGCTGATCCCCACCTTTAACTAAGAGACTTTATTATGGACTCAATTCAAATACAAGGCACTGAAGCCCCTGATGTAGTGGCAGCGCAAGAAGCTCACAATGCAGAAATGGCTGCGGTGGGGGAGCAACTGGAGAATAACAATAACCCAGACGCTCCCTCGCGCCCTGAGTGGTTGCCAGAAAAATTTGAAAGCCCTGAGGCAATGGCGGAAGCCTACAACAACCTAGAAAGTAAACTAGGTGCGCCTAAAGAAGAAGTAACAGAAGAAGCGGTGGCTGAAGAAGCCCCTGCTGAAGAAGAAGTAAAAGAAGTTCTGGCAGAGCAAGGAGTAGACTTTAATACCCTAGCTAGCGAGTACGCAGAGAACGGTGAACTATCCGAAGCTACGCGAGCAGAACTAGAAAAAGTTGGATTCTCCAAGGACGTGGTGGATTCATATATTGCGGGTCAAGAAGCCTTGGCCGCCCAGCTGACCTCCAGCGTCTACGAACAAGTAGGGGGCGAAGCGCAGTTCACTTCAATGACTGAGTGGGCAGGTGAGAACCTAAGCCCGTCAGAAGTAGAAGCATTCAATGACGCTATGGATAGCGGCAACATGGGTCAAGTAAACTTGGCGGTATCAGGTTTACAAGCTAAATACGTTTCTGCCGTAGGAAAAGAAGGTGCTCGTTTAGAGACACGAACCTCCTCTACGACAGGTGATCGGTACGAGTCACTGGCTCAATTAACCAGTGCTATGTCTGATCCCCGTTATGCTACTGATCCAGCATACCGTAATCAAGTGGCTGCGAAGCTAGATCGAAGCCCTGATTTTTAAAGTCTCTACACAGCCCTCAGTAATGGGGGCTTTTAATTCAATGAAACATAACCACAACGAACTACCTTTGACCCGCTGCGGTGGATAATCTAAGAGAAAAGTTAGGTGATAGTTCCAGAGAATAAACACACACTCTAAACTAATCTTAATTTAAAGGTAATTTATAATG